TCTCTAAACATAATTAATATGACTAATTATACCCCAGAACAATTAAATGGAAGTGGAAGTTACGCGCCAATTTTAACGAAAGGAACAACTTACACATTCATTATCGATAATCCTATTTTCTGCGCTTATATGACGTTAGAATCCGTTAAAACGGCAGATGAATTATATGATGAAACATCACCTAAACCATTATCCGGTTCTTTTTCGGATTTTGTTAATATAGCTAGTGGTGTTTCATCTTCATTTTACCAAGCATCATTTTGTTTAAACTCTGGTTCTAACTCTTTTAAATTCACCCCATCTATTAATGTTGGTAATAATGAACTATACGTACGAGGGGTTGGAGGTATATCGGTAACTATTAATTAAGGATGTTTGGATTGTCAAGGTTTGGTATGTATATTTAAGTATATAAATACTAAATAATATGGATAATATATATCAAAAAGGTAAAACAATAAAAACTAATGATGGAACCATAATGGTTACCTTTAATGGTAAGTTTCATAATTGGGATGGTCCTGCTATTATTCCTCAAGGTAATGAGAAATTAGCTGAGTACTATATTAATGGAATTAAAATGACCCATCAAGAGTGGAAGAAAGCACTTCGTGGGCGTGAAGGTTTACCATGGTTTAAAAGTGGCGGAGTCAATGCTAGATTCTAAAAAATAATTAATAATAAAGGTTATGAAATATATTACAATAGAACAATCGAATAAATTTATATCGATTGAAGAAGATGGTTATACTCATATGGAACCTCATTATTTTACTTCGATTGAAGATGAATATGGGTGGTCTAAAATAACATACTATACAAATAAACCTAAAAGAGAATTTGCTGGAAGTCATGGGGAACAATTTGTATATGTGTTAACTAACAAATATATGCCTGGAATTGTAAAAATAGGATATACATCTTTAAATCCATATGATCGAGATTTAATTTTATCTAAATCAACTGGCGTACCAGATGAATTCAACATGGATTATGATTTTAGATGTGTTGATGGGAAAAAATTAGAGTATATGGTCCATCAACATTTGGATAAATATAGAATCAAGAAGAAAAGAGAGTTTTTTAAAATGGAGATCGATGATGCTATTAATACTATTGTTACAATAGGGAATAATATTTATTAATATGAATTTAGAAGGAATATTTAATTTATTTTCATTCCATGATGATGATGGGGAACAAAGAAAAATAGAACAAGAAATTGAGTCTTATATAACTTCACCTCATTATGTTTGTAAAATGTTTATTAAATTAATAAATAATGGAGATAATTTTCAAACCCAACTTCTTTATTTTTTCCAAACTTCTTTAGATTCCCCAGATATTGATGATTTAAAAGAAGCAGGAAAATTCATGATGCATTCTAGAGCATGGTATTGGATTAGTCAATGTGATCTAAATAAGGATGAATGGAAGGAATGTTTGAAAAATATCCCTCATAAAACATTTTTCAAATGTTTAGATATTTGTATTGAATATTATATTTCATTTGAAGAATATGAGAAATGTGCGTTTCTTCAATCAATAAAAGATTTTTGTAAAAATACTTGATTTATGTAATATAAATTCGTATATTATATTTTAATTTAAAAATAATTAGTTATGAATTTATCTCCTGAAGAAATAATCCAAAATTGGGAAACATTATTAGGATATATTGAAAAATATATTGATTCACCTAGGAAAGAAAAATTATTAGGATTCTATAATAAATTTTCTGAGCGTTTAATGTTAATGCCCGCCGCGCATAAAAAAGAATACCATAATGCATTTCCTGGAGGATATGTAGAGCATGTTATTAGAGTAATTGAATGTGCCTTAGATCAACATAAATTGTGGGAAAAACATGGAGCCGATATAACTACATATACTGTTGAAGAATTAGTATTCTCTGCATTAAATCATGATTTAGGTAAATTAGGAGATGAAGAAAATGAATCCTATATACCTCAAACAGATCAATGGAGGAAAGAAAAGCTAGGAGAAGATTATATGTTTAATGAAAAATTAGCATTTGCTTCAGTCCCTGATAGAGGTTTATTCCTATTACAATCCTATGGGATTCAATATACATTCAATGAAATGATAACTATCCAAACTCATGATGGTCTTTATGATGAAGGTAATAAAAAATATTTACTCTCATTCACCCCAGGACAAAAGCCAAGAACTTCATTGCCTTATATAGTACATCAAGCTGATTTAATGGCCGCTAGAATTGAATTTGAAAGAGAATGGTTAGGGAAATTGAAAGAAGGAAATTCAAAATCAATACAAAAAACAACTCCTAAAACTAATCCAACTACTTCTAAAAAAGATAATGTTAGAAATAAGGCTTTAGGCTCCATTAAAAGTGATAATTTAAAAAATTTATTAGATAACTTATGATTTATGAAATATTAACAGGTGTACTTTCTATCAGTACATTATTATTAGGTTTTACTACATGGAACCTTTTAAAAAAACAAGAAAAATCTGAGGATATATTAGCTGGATATTTAGATTATTTAGATAAATTATCCCGTGTAATAGAGGTATCTGATATTAAAATTAAAGAATTAGACCAACAAGGGGCTTTTGCCAACGATGATGAAACTGGAGTTATCTTTGATGGAATTAAACAGATCCAAGAAATATTGAATGAATTCTCAATCAAACAAAATTAAAAAATGCCTAAAATAACCAAAAATAAAAACTACTTCACTCAGGATACTGAAGATGCCATCATATTATATAACAAAACCTCTGACCCGGCACTTCGTGATAAGATATATCAAAAACATATTCATTATCCTTTCTTTAAACTTACTCAAAATATAATTCATACTTTTAAGTTTTACAACACTGAAGTAGATAATTTAGAACATCTACAACATGAAATAGAAGTATTTCTCCTTGGTAAACTCCATCTATATAACCACTCCCAAAACATCCAGGACCGTTTAGTTAAAATAATTACTAAAGAATTTAATGAGGAATATAAAGGTGACTTTAAGCAATTTGTGGGTGATGTAGATAAAATAACTCAATCTCAGATTGACGAGTTTATTTCAACATTAAATGTTTCTAAAGAATGTATGGAAAAATTATCTAAACTTACCCCTCCTAAAGCTTATTCTTATTTTGGAACTATAGTTAAAAGATGGTGCATCATATATAATAATAAAATTTATAAATCTAAGAACAATTCAACCCCTATAGATGAACTAAACCAAGACCATAATCCAGAGTATAGTTTAGAACCTAATAATCATAACGATAAATTATTTACTTTTACTGAACATTATGTAGATTATTTAAATTCTAATATTGATTCTCTTTTTAATAAGAACCAAGATAAAGAAATAGCTGATTCAATTTTAGAGTTATTTAGAAAACGAGATCAAATAGATGTTTTTAATAAAAAAGCTCTTTACATATACATTCATGAGATGGTTCCTGAAGCTAAAACTCCTAGAATTACTAAAGTTGCTAATTCTTTATATGATATATTTAAGCGTAATTACGTATTCTATTTAGAAAATAGCTATATAAAATTTGATTAGACTATATTTATACGTAAAAACAATATGGGAAATTTAGATGCTAACATATTTGGAAAGAAAAAATTTTCTGATATACTTCAAGAGATATATAATAACCAAAAACAAAAATCAACTCAAATAGCAGCATTGATTAGTGAATTAAAACCTCTAATCCAAGATATAGGAGATGCTACTTTAATAGTTCCATTAATTAAAGAATATATGGAATTAGGTCTTAAAAATGATGAACAGTTGATTAAAATGGCTACTATCATTCAACGTGCAGTAAATACTGGAAAATCAGAAGATGAAGGATTTGGAATGACTGAAGAGGAAAAGGCTCAATTATTAGCTGAAGTTAAAAATTTTCAACCTAAGTCATAATGGGATATAGTAAATTTGGATTTTCCCAATTAGTAAAAATTAATTCCCCCTCCCCATCACTCACTACTCCCTCCTACTCTGATGTAATAACAGCCCAAGTATTAAGAGTAATAACTTCAGATAATCCTGAACCTATATCGCTTGGGGGGATTGATTATTCAATAGTAGGAACTGTATTATGTTCTTCTATAGGTAATAGTACTGGTGGGAATTATATAGCTACACCTAAATCTACATCAGTAATTAATATTCCTGAGATTGGGGAGGTAGTAACATTATTTAAATCTCCTTCACCTAATGGGAATGGATTTATATGGTTGTATGATCAACCTAATTCATCTTATGGAGGAAATTCTATTAATAATAATATAATTCAAAATAAAAAACCTACTCTTCCTTCCAATTCCAATATTAAAAACTATAAAAAAGCAGAACTAGGCATTCCTAACCAAACAACCCCATCTACCCCCACACAAAAAACATTTACTGAAAAATCAATCAACCCCCTAGTACAAAATTCAGGAGATATAATATATAATGGGAGGTATGGGCAAAATTTAAAATTTGGTAATAGTAAAGGCAATCCTATAACCATACTTAGAAATGGACAAACTAAAACCAATGAACCTGGATTTATTCCTATATCGGAAGATATTAAAAATGATTTAGCATCATTATATTTAACTTCTAATCAAACGGTAAAATTTAGTTTATCTAATGAAGATTTTACTTCATATAATACCCCCCCAATCTCCCCATCATCATTTAATTTACCTCAAATCATATTATGGTCAGATAGAGTAACTTTAAATGCAAAATCAGATAGTGTCTTAATTAGTGCAGCTAAATCAGTGGGTTTATCATCTAATGAAAGTATTAACGTAGATTCCCCCTCGTTCTACTTACATAGTAATGATATAAAAATAGGCCCTAACCCAAAATCTGCTACTGAAGCTGCATTATTAGGAGATACTACTATAGAATTAATTGAACAATTATGCCTCTCAGTAAAAACTATAGCTAATTTATTAGAAACATCCCAATTATTCCCAGGAGGAACCCCAGTACCTGATGCTGCTGGAAATATAATAGGTAATAACGTATCTAATGTTATTCAAGGTATTTTAGATAACTTAGATAAAACCAAATCTAAATATATTAAGTTAAAATGATATTAGGAACTATAATAGATTCATCTACAAACCAACCCCTAAAAGGAGTTAAATTAACTTCATTTAATGGAGA